TTCTTCAGTATATCGCCTTGATATCTCATTATAAGACCAAGTGCGATGCCTGTGATGTTGAGAACGAACATACAGAGGAACTTTAAATCTAAAAGTTACAAGACAGTGTTCCAATACAGAAGTATGTTTATGGCGAATAAGATAATCAATAAGTTTTTCATCCTTATCATCTAGCTCTTCTTTGTGCTTCCCAAAACTTACACGCGCTGAATTAACAACAGTAAGATCTGAACCCATACTTTCTACAAGTTCAACCTTACCAATTCCATCACCATAAATCTCAATCGATTTCATCTATTCCTCGCTAATAAGATTCTTGCTTACAAGTGTATTGTGGCTTTCTACAAGTTGGTCCATATTAATCTTTGATTTGGAAAGACGATAAGCTTTTACTGCGCTCTTAATATCGTCCTTGCTAAGCCAGCCCTTCTCTACATAATCTTTACGAAGGTCTTTTGCTTGCTCTTTAAATGGAGTGATACACTCTTCAATAGCAGCAAGCTGACGGATATAACTTGCGATATTATCTTCTCTTGACATTACGACTTCTTGTGACATTCCTACTCCTTGGTGACGGTAGCAATAACATAGTTCTGTGGTATGAGGTAGTGCTTTTGGCTTTCTATTTCAACTTCCTCAATCAAATGCGAAGGAACCAAAATTAAACTTTCTGGTCCGTATTTATCATTAGCATCTTCAATAACCCGCATTACTTTATATGGGCTTTGCTTCTCTTTATAATCAGTTGGAAGAAGGAAAGCTTGTTGGGGTTTCTCTTCTATAACCTCTAGGGGTTCTATTAGCAAGTAGTTGTTTCGTGGGGATAGATAATACATTAAGCACCTAATAACCTTTTGTTTAATTCGTATTCTTCGTTATTTAAAAAAGATGTAGCTCTTTTTTCACAATACTTACAAATAAAATCAACTTGTATTGTATTGTTAATTTTTGCTTCAATACGTCCCGTTGGAATCCAATAGTGAATTCTACTATTTGGATCTGAACTTACACACTTTTTATTTTGTTCATAAATTGGGACCAAATGATTACATTTTGTAGACATAAATAACCTCCATATTGATTACTATTAAAATAACCAATATGGAGGCTATCGTCAAGCTTTTAGATCAGCCGCACTTTGAATTTCCACAGTCAGCACAAGTAACACATCCATCTTGGTAAATCAAGTTAGTTGATCCACAATCTCCACAAGTTTTGGTTCCTGTAGCTTTTGTACCGTCTGGAACGTAGTGTTTTAGAACTCTTGCGATTGAACGAGCAAATGAGAACATATCAGCATCTTGCTCTTTCTGCATTTGTTCTACAACATAATTGATTGGAGCACCATGACGAAGTGAAAGAGAAAGCAAACGGGTAAATGCTGAATGATTTGGATTATCAAAGACCTTGGATACATCTTTAATAGTTAAATCATCAACTACCAAATCGTAACGAGCTTGATTTTTACCAGTTGAAACTTTTAGAAGTTGTCCTTTCTTTGCATTCTTTGGAAGATCTACAATTTTATTTGCTCCTCCAAGAATTTCATAAGGCTTGTCGTTCATTAGTCCAACAAGAATAGTCCACTTCTCACCTTTTACCGTGACATTATGAATATCAGTTTCAAGTGTTTGAGGACGTTTTGGAGCATTATGCTGTGGGAAATCCTCTTTCTTTGTTTCTGTAATCAAAACACCATCGCGAGAACCATCAACATAAACAGTAATTCCTTTAAGTCCAAGTTTCCATCCAAGGCGATAAAGCTCCGAAACTACCTCTGGATCTGTGCCTTTTGGAAGATTGATTGTGGAAGAAATTGAATGATCAATATGCTTTTGAATTACACCTTGAATTTCAACACGACGCTTCCAATCAATTTTGTCCGATTCAGTAAAGAAGGAAGGAACTTCATCTGTTTCAAAACGCTTTAAATAATCTTGAACATTTTGGTGGTAAACTTTATATTCAGTCCATTTATCGCCCATAACATCTACGAAAGCTGCTACTTGATCTTGCTCATTATGAGAAAGTTTACGACGGCGAATATAGAAATTACGGAATACAGGTTCAAGACCAGATGAAGTTTGAGACATAATTGAAACAGAGCCAGTTGGAGCATTTGTTAGGATGCTAATATTTCTACGTCCAAATGTCTTGATAGCATTTTGAAGTGAAGTTGGAAGAGATTTAATGAATTCATTATCTTTTTCAAGTTCCCAATCAAATACAGGGAAAGCTCCACGCTCTTTAGCAAGCCAAACTGATTCTCCGTAAGCACATTCTTTAAGGGTTCGATAGATTTTATCAATCATAACAAGACCATCGGCAGAATCATATGGAAGACGCAAACAAGCCAAAGCATCAGCAAGACCGTGTGTTCCAAGTCCTGTTCTACGACCATCTGCACAAGCTCTTAAAAGATTAGTCCAAAGTTCTTTTTCGTCTGGAGTGTCGCAAGCATTTAGAATACCTGTAAGCTTCTCAATTTCAAGTTGGACCAAATCGTCGGAAAGGCGCATAGCACGTTTAGAAACTGTTTGGAACTTATCGAAATCAAAGTAAGCATTATCATCAAATGAATTTACTACAAATGATTTGAGGTTTATTGAGATAAGACGGCAGGAGTCATAAGCAGAAAGAGGAATTTCACCACAAGGATTGGTTGTAAGTGTTTTGAATCCATAATCTTTATAACTCTCTGCTGGTAGGAATTTCTCAATATTTCCCCACATCAAGAGTCCGGGTTCTGCTGTTTTCGTCGCGGAATCAACAATATCCTTCCATAACTCTCTGGCTCTAATAGTTTGAGTGTAAGTAGGAACGCTGGAATCAACAGGAAATCTAAGAACAAAATCTTGATCTTGCTCCACAGCTTCCATAAAGTCGTCTGAGATTCTAATTGAGACATTTGCACCTGTTACCTTTGTTAAGTCATGCTTCATCTTAACGAATTTAAATACGTCTGGGTGTCTTACATCAATTGAAATCATAAGAGCACCACGACGACCATTTTGACCAATCATACGACAAACATATGAATAGAAGTCAGCAAACGACCAAGCACCTGTTGTAGTACCTGCTGAATTATTTACAGTCATACCTTCTGGGCGTAGGTTGGTAATATCTACTCCAACACCACAACGACGTTTAAACAAATTAGCAAGATACTTACCAGAATCCATAATTGATGAAACATTATCTTCTGGTGAAGCAACTACAACACAATTTGATAGTGATGCTACTGTTTCGTTATTACCAATTCCATACATAGGAGAACCTTGTGGAACGATATAACCAAAGTTTTTAATATCATTATAAATTGTATCGTAATCTAATGCTGTCTCACCACCAAACTTTGCTTCAATACGAGCAAATTCTTTGGCTATACGTTGGTGCATTTGATCTGGATCTGACTCCAAATACTTACCATCTTTTGTCTTTAGAGCGTATTTTGTTGTAAATACGTTACCTGCTAATTCGTCACCCTTAAAATAGGTAACGCTATTAGAATTAACTTCTTCCTTACTATACATCTTCGTTCTCCGTTTTCTTTTTCTTATATTTAGAATACTTCTTCTTCAAGTTATCTTCTTGCTCTTTTGAACTTTTAACCATTATATCCGATGGTGTCTCTCCTGTCGAGGGTAATACTTTAATCTTGACATTAGAAGTATCCATGAAAATTGGATAGACAAGCCCATCTGGACCGTTACGGTTTTTAGCTACAAAGATACGACCAGAGTTAGTAGTTTTATCTTCAACAGTTCGTGACACAGAGAAAATAAAATCTGCTACGAAACACTTATTAAATGCTTCGCTAATGCTTTCCATAGTAATAACTTCTGCGTTTAGACCAGAACGATTTGTTTGTGATGCGGTCCAAACAGGGCAAGTATTCTCTTGGGCTAATCCTCGTAGCTCTTCATAAATAGTTTCAAGTTCCTGTCTCTTCTCCTTTTGATTAGAAATAGGACGAAGAAGATCACCATAGTCAACGATGATCATATCTGGTTTAATACCCTTAATTTTTAGCTTTTCAAGATGAAGTTTTAGAGTATTTGTAGAAGCAGATTTAGTAGGATATTCCTTGACAATTAGCTTTCCAGCAAGCTCTTGAACCGATTGGAAAATCTGCTCCTTAAATGAAAACAGATTCTTCAATTCAATACCTGTAAGGCAGCTATCATAACGTGAAGCTACAACAGAATCAGCAAGCTCTAGGGTATAGTGAACTACGGTTTTGCCAGCACGAATAGCTTCTGTTCCAAGATGTACAAGAACCATAGATTTACCAGCACCTGTAGGAGCAATTACAACTCCAAGCTCACCAGAGCCAAGACCACCCTTACAGATTTCATCAATCTCAGCCCACCCCATCGATAGAGGATTACGAGATTTAAGTTGAAATCTTTTCTCAAAGTCAACAAGATAATCGTAACCAAAATCGGAGGTAGTGCCAAGTTTTAGAGCTTCGTTAATAGTTTTAGAAATTTCATCAAAAGAAGCAGTTTGAAGAAGTTTAACGGACTTCAACATAGCTTCCTTTAGCTTCTGCTTTTTACAGAAATCAAGTGAGGTTTCCTTAACGAAATCAGCACCGTCTGGTTCTTTATCGTGAATACGGGCAAAGTAATCACGAACTTGCTTTTGCACTGTCTCGTTTTGATCATCAAGACCTGTGCGAATAAGCGTAGTCATAATATCAAAGGTAGGATGAATCTTGTATTTATCTTTATAGTTAAAGATAATATTTACAAAAGCTTGTAGATATTTAAGTTCAAGAAATTCTGTTGAAAATACTTCACGGATCTGATCACTAAAAGGCCGATCAAGCAAAATCAGTTGAACCAGATTTTCTTGAAAAGCGCGGCCAAAACGACTAAAATCGCTCTTTTCTGTTGTTGTCATAAGACACCTTTTGGAAGTTATAGAGTAATACGGCTAGGGTAGAAAGTCAACTACCAAGCTTTACAAGACCAATAACGAGCTTTGGTCTTTGGACCGGGATTCTCACAGTTATGTCTTGCTCTAAATGATTTACGTCTTGCTGGAATGCTCTTTTTAATTTTCATGTTTTTATCACCAAAATTAACTTTTACAACATTACCTTTCTCATTCTTTACGTAAACTTTTGATTTCTTAACATCACCTTTCATGGGCTTATTAAGCGTGACTGTTTTACCTTGATACTTAGCCTCTTGGATAACGGCTCTATCATTCTCTAACAACTCTTGAAGACAACCGCCACAAACAAGTGTTCCATCATCTAAATGAGCATCGTCATACTCAGTTTCTTCGGTTTCAATAAAATTCTTAAAATTTTCAGTTAATACTTGAAAATCTTTAAATGATGAAAATTTAGTCATATTATAATTAGTCCTTTTTCTTTTTTGTCCACGATATTGGAGAAGAAGATTTCTTTTTTCTTAATGGTCCTTTACCAGCAGATTTACACTGTGCTTTTGTTGGTCTGCAAGCTGGGTATTTGCCACCTTTATCAGCACTATCTCTTCCACAAGGACCACCAGTTCTACAATTTACCCAACCTTTTCCATCATTTCTTGCAAACCATCCGTGAAGACCTTGTTCTTTTTCTTTTGAGAAGTTTGGTTTATAAGCTTTTTTTTTTGCTTCTTCTAAAATTTCCACTTCTCCAAGGTCAATATCTTCATTCTTCTTCTTACCTTGACAGTGAGCTTTTTGTGAGAAACCTTTTGGATTTTTACAATCAATAGAACGCTTATACTTCTCTGACCATTCTTCTTCTACTACTTCTATTTCTTCTAATAATAAAGCGTCGTCAATTTCTTGATTGGAGGCATTTTCGCTTACGCCTTTCCAAATCTTTCCTTGACGACACTTTACAACGGCTCCAGAAGCATAAGCAGAGGGCCAAACATCATATTTACGTTTTGCTATTCTTGTGCAACGATCACCACTTTTCTTTTTTTTCTTTGCTTCTTGTAATGTTGCAACTGTTCTTTTATTATATTTATTCGATATATAAGTTTGCAACTCTTTATTGATATTAAAATCATTTGGTAAAGGACCAGTTTTAGTAGCAAAAGCTTTTGCTAATTCATTTAGAAATTGATTCTCTATTTTATCATCAACAATAGCAGAAAAATTATCATCAATATTAATTTTATCTAAGAATGTTCCTGTTTTTTTATCATCTGGTAGTTTACCAATATATTTAAACAAATCATATGCAGTTTTTAGACCAGCACTCCCTATATCAATACCAACTTTTTTTAAAACATCCCATTTCTTACTATCAATTGCGTTTTTAATTACTTTGTTTAGGTCTTCATAAGTATGAATACCACCAGTTACTTCTGCATTATAAACACCTTTTGTAGAACCTTCTTCTGGTTTATATTGTGTTTGTTCTTCTTTAACTAAATCGTTTAAAGATTTTTGTAAATCAACTTTAATTTGTGATGGACTAATTCCATTTTTCTTAGCAGTAGCAACAGCATTAAATAAAGAATGTTCAACAGAGCCTATAATAGTTTCTTTAGTAGCCTCTGTTTTTTCTTCTTCAGTTGGTTGTGGTTTGGTTGTTGTATTACTTGTCATTTCTTGTGAAGTTTGTTGTTGTAACTTTGTAATTTCATCAACTTCTTCTTTAAGAAATTTACGCCAGTTCTCTAATATTAATTTTTGGTTCATACATTATATAGTTCCATTTGCGACAAATCTCTTCATAGTTGTCATAAGTAGTGAATGATCTACAGTTCCAAAACCATCTTGAATAGACATTTTTTTATATTCTAATTGATTTAATAATGGTTCAAAAGTATCTAACGTTTCATTCATATGACTTTTAACTTGATATGAAACTTGAGGAGAAGCTAACTGCATGATGCGATAGTTGTCGCTAATCGCCTCACGGTTTGATGCGATTGAGGTAAAGCATTTAATCTTTTGATCTTGGTTAGAGCAATACTCAACAAGTTTATCTATCGTGCAGAATTCACTTAGTTGAAGAAGCGGAACACGTTTGGAAAGTGTTTTCATTCCTACTCCTCCAACTCCTTTAAGGTTGTCGGATGTATCACCAGCAACAGCCCTAGCCAAAGCAAAGTTATTTGGATGAACACCAAATTCTGTTAGTATCTTCTTGGTAGTTAAAATTTGCTCTTGAATTGGTCTAAATAGAATTGTTTTATCATTAACAAGTTGTATAAAATCTTTGTCTGAGGATACAATTACTTTCTGCCAATCCCTATAATGAGAATGAGTAGCAACATAAGAAATTAAATCATCTGCTTCGATGTTTGGATACATAAATTGAATGATTGGTAGATTGTTAAAATACTCAGCTAACCTTGTTTGTTGCCAAATCTTATTCTCAAGTTCTTGGTTCTCGTCTAGATTTCTTACATCACGATTAAGACGAATAGGATTACGACCTTCTTTGTAATTAGAATTCATACTCTTCCGCTTTTTGGAACCATTCTCACCATCCCAACAAATAATAATTTGATCTGGTTGAGTTTGTTTAATAAGCTTTTGAAGAATATTGATCGTGCCAACTACGCCTCCAACTGGTTGTCCGTTTGGAGATAAAGTAGGATTTGTAATGTAAGCTCTAATAAACATATTAAGAGCATCTACAATCATTAATCTCGGCATTTAATAACATCCTCCTTATATAAATATTTGTAACTTTGGGTTTCGGTAATATAAACGCAATAAATGTCTGGATAAATTTGCATAACAATACCTAAAAGCGAATACTCTCTAAATAAGGTTTGTTGCCCTATTGGAGTATCCGCAAATAGGTGTGAACTAAATGATGGACTAAACTTATTAACCCATACTAAATCACCCACATTAAGCATGTTTATCGCACAGAGTTTTGACCCAAGACCTTTCTTTCCTTTTAATAGCTGGCTCTCCACAAACCTCACAAGTTTTATAAGACCTATTTTCTACTTCGGCAATAAGGTTGGAGATTTCCAGATAAACTTCTTGTGAACATTCCTCGCCGCTATCGATATAAAATCTAAGCCCTCCGAACTTTTCCTTAACTTGTGCTGCCGTAATGTGATAATCGCTATTTTGCTGGGTATTATTATACTTTTCACTAACCTCTGCAATTTCAGCAATAAGGTCTTTCCAACCACCAGAACACTCAAAGTAAGAAAGACGAGCGAAGGTCTTTGGATACTTATTGGTAATTTCAGTTTCCCACGTTTGGTTCATTTTTTCTCCTTTTGATTTCGCTTCCAACAGCATCAATAGTTTCAATAACAATATCACTAATAGATAAAGAGCGACCACTATTTTGAAGATCTAACATCTTGTTCATCATTATATCACAACTAACAGCCATAGCATAATGAACTTGTTCTAATCCTTCTACCATTTCTTCTTCTGTAAGACGGCGAGTAGAAGTTGTCCCATTCTTCTTTCTAATTATCCAACAACCCTCTTTGGCTCTTTCCCAAGGATTATTGTAGTCAATATAGGGTTGATTAGGAACACGATAACTAATTTTATTCTCACTCATTATAAATCCTCATGGTTTCAATCTTACCATCTTCGGAGGAATAAACAACCTTCTTGATACCCACATACTGCATAGCAGCTTCGCACATAGGACAAGGCTTAGAATTCTTCAAATCACCGCACTTTCCAACGCGAACAACATAAATGGTAGCACCCTCAGTCATAGAACGGTCAAGACCAAGAATAGCACCAATCTCTGCATGAACAGTAGCATGACCACGCTGCTTCTTACGAAACTGATTAGCCCATGCCTTATACTTATTCTTGTTACAGGAGGTATTTAGAACGGCTCCAGCACGAACTAGAATAGCACCATGCTTATATTCCTTAAACTCGGTCTGCTGTGCGATTCGTGCGGCAAGGTCAATAAACCGCTGCTTCTTCTTAGACAACTTCGGGTCCGACTCCATGATGTTCTTCTCTCCAACACCATGATAGTAACAAGGCTCCCTAAGAGCGTCAACCCTTAGAGAGCCTTTGTTTTAATCTTCTGTTTCTATATTATAATAGTTGGAAGCATTACCCGTTTGTTTATCAAATTTAGTAATAAGTTCTTCTTCTACAATACTTAAAACAGCATTTCTAAAATCTTGGTTTTGAAGTTCGTTAGAAAATTCTGCTGATCTAAATTGTTTGGTAGTTCCATCAAGAAGAGTAATTTTCCACCATGCACCACTTGTAGCTCTGTCGGATTTAGAAAGAATATCGAGCCATGCTTCATGATCAGATACTTCAATCTTTTCTCCACCCCACAAAAGTTTAAGCGAACATTCTCTTCCTTCTGTACCGAACCTTGATTTCTTTAACACGCATTTGGTTTCTGATCCAATACGAAAACCTGTTGGAGACACAACAAAACTTGCTTTGCTTTTCTTAGGTGTAAGCCAAATTCTAAGAGAATATGAATAAGATAATGCTTTTCCACCTGGAGTAATGTATGGATTTACCATCATTTCTACATGAGCAGTTGGTCCCATTACGATATTTTGTTTTAATTGATTAAGAACAAGAAATGAACTTTTCTTATTTGCGATTGGTTGAATAAGTTTAGCAAGACCCTTAGCCATAATTCTTGGTTTTACAGCCATAGAAGATTGTGGATTAAAATCTCCTTCAAGATCGGCAAGTGAAGGAGTAAAAGCAAATGAGTCAAGAATAAATAAGAAATGTTCTCCTTCTCCAAGAAGTTGTTCGATAGTTTCAAGAACAAACTCTATGTTCATAGCTTGAGTATAAATGATTTCTCCAACATTACAACCTGCTTTTGAAAGAAAGGCAGGATCTAATGCTGACTCCGAATCAAAATATACTACCGTCATTCCCATTTTTTGTGCGTTAGCTGCTATTTGTGCGGCAAAGTAAGATTTACCAGATGCTTCAACACCAGCTAATTCTGTAATTCGTCCAACAGGTATACCAGCTTTTTTACCTCTACAAATAATTGAATCCAAAACATCTGATCCTGTTGGAATCCATTCAACTACTTCGGAGGGGTTTTGTTCTAGAAGATCAAAAGATACTTCTACCCCTGCTCTTTTATTAATTGATTCTCTTAATTGAGCTATTGATAACTTACCATTTGTCGTTGTTTGAGTTGTAGATTTTCTAGCCATTTTGTTTCCTTTGTTTATGAAAAAAGCGGGTATACCCCGAAAGATATACCCGCTTAGTTAGTATATATTAGCTGGCAAATTCTTCAAATGCGGAATCTACTGCTTCTGCGCCTTTTACTTTCTTGGCTTTACCTTCGCGAACTACCTCTTTCGACTCTTCCTCTGCACTTTCATCAGTAGCAAGTGCGGCATCAAGAACCTTTTGGACTTCTTGTGTGGTTTGACGAGGATAAAGCTTGGAGAAATCTGGAATAGTATCGAGCATTTCTTTACACTTTGCTGGACCACCGTATTCTGGAGAACAAAGTGGAGAGGATTTACGACGAGGAGTAATCTTTGTCTCTGGGAATTGATCCTTAGCTCCTGCTGGTGGCTTAGAATAATCAATTACAAGGTCAAGACCATCTTGTGGATCTGTAATGTCTCCATATTCTGGATTGAGAACAAGACCAATCATCGTCTCATAGGCACGCTTACCATATTCCCATACTTGAACACCCTTAGCCTCCTCACCACGGACTAGAACAGGAGACATAAAACGTTGCTTGGGGAAGAGTTCCTTAGCCATTTTCTGGCTTGACTTATCTTCATTAGCAGTTCCTTCCTTCCAAAGTTGTGAAGCGAAGTTACAGACAGGGCATTCATCGTTGAAGTTACGCTTTGGACACAAAACAGTTTTGCCTCCAACTTTGTAGTGGAAATATAGTTCCTTAAATGGATCTCCATCTTCTGTTGGCACAATACGGACTGAATGTTGTCCTTCCTCCATTTTCCACTTAACAGATGTTGAAGAGTTTTCTTTTCCATTATTGGAAAGTTTCTCAAGCTTGCTCTTCATTTTACTCATATCAATAGCCATTTTATTACTCCTTTATGTTTGTAAGTTCAACAGGACAAATCTCTCCTGTTGCCAAATTGCTTTCAAGATACTTAATTGCCGATCTTAATATTTCTATATTATCTTTTAATAATCCAAGCGATCTATTGCAAGTATCACACAACAAACCTCTCACTTTTAGTGTAACATGATCGTGGTCTACACACAAGTTTCTACTTAATTCAACTCTATCAGTATTACAAATTGCACATTTATTATTTTGTTTTTCACAAAGTTGCTTATAATCTTCAAGAGAAATACCAAATTTTTTGAGATTATTTTCTTGAACTTTTTCTGGATTGTTTATTCTCCAGGTTTTACTTCTTTCGTTCTCAGAACTTCTGTTATTTTTTCTTGTTTGTGAGATTGCTTCTTTGTTTTTATGATAGTGTTCTCTTGCTCTTTCTTTTATTTTTTCTCTGTTATTATCTCTATATTTTTTTTGAGTTTCTATTTTAGTAGTCATTTTATTCTCCTACTATAAATAGTTGTTAAACCAAAAAGTATCTAAAAGAATTTTGTTTACCGCCATGTTATCATTCTAACCTACTAGCAAATCATCGTCAAGTTCCATTTCAATAATGTTACCGACGACCGTATTATGATTAAAGATACGAAATTCCTTAGCATCTAAATCATAAACCATTTCGGACCCTTCAGCCAGAGTTCTTGGCTTCCCTGTCCCCTTTACCTTACCTTGAAAGAACGCTTCTGGCAAGTCACTTACCTTAACAAAGCTCATAGTTCTTGAGCTTCCGTCTTTCTTTAGAAATGTTCCTGTAAAAGATTTCATTTTATTCCTTGTATATGTGGAGACGAATAAACGACATAACAGTAATTATCTTTATATTGAGAAGGATAAACACCGAACATAGCTT